GCAGATGATCTGTTGGCTATGTGGAATACCGAAGATCCAGGTATAATTGTAAGTATAGATAAAGATTTATTACAAGTACCAGGTCTACACTTTAATACTCGAAAGAAAGAGTATACTCATATGACAGAGGAAAATGCTTCTTTGTTGTTACATACTCAAGTACTTATGGGTGACTCGGTAGATAACATTACTGGATTGAAAGGTATTGGTAAAGTTAAGGCAGCAAAGGTTATGGAGGGTGTCCCCTTCTCTAAACATTTAGATGCTGTTAAAACATTCTGGAAAGAAACATTCGGACGAGGCTGGGAAGATAATCTTCAGCTTAACATGGATCTTATCTATCTTAAGAGGAACATGGATGACCGATACGACATACGCAAAGGAACAAGATTTATTCCTAAAGTACGGGATAACCGTGGAAGAGGACTGGATGGTTCCAACGATGTATCAAGCAACTCTGAGTCAGGGTTGGATACACTCGACAGCGACAGCTGGGAGTCCTGAAGAAGCAATCAACAAGCTAAAGGAACACATAGTATCAGAGACAACTTGGCTTAACTCTGATTTAACACTTGACGAAGCCTTCGACCAATACATGATGTACAAACAGCTAGGAGTATAGCTAATGGGTAAGATATTAAGAAAGACTGCATGTGATTCTTGTGGATCAAACAATAACCGTTGTGAATACGATGACGGTTCTTCTTGGTGCTTCACGCCTGATTGTGAGAGCAACAAGAAAGCTTTTAATAATCAAGTCAAAGAAGAGGAAAGTAACGTGGTATCATTCGATTCACTGCCCTTCGGTACATCTGCTGAACGTAATATCTCAACTAATATCTGTGAGATGTTCGGAGTTAAACGAGAAGTATCTTCTTCTGGAGGTACTAACGCCGTATACTACCCTTACTATGAGAATAACGTAGTAGTAGGTAATAAGAAACGTTTGTTCCCCAAAGACTTTAGGGTAGAGGGTAAGCTACCTCTTACTTTGTTCGGTCAGAATGTCTTTCCTGGTGGTGGTAAAAGAATTGTTATCACTGAAGGGGAAGAGGATACACTGGCTGTAGCTGAAGCCTACTCTAAGTACAACGCAGGTATTATTTATCCTGTAGTCTCCATTCCCTCTGCATCTAACTTAAAGGCTGTGGTAGAGAATAGAGACTATCTTCGTTCATTCGAAGAAGTAATCTTGTTCATTGACACGGATGAGGCAGGTGACATTGCTGTAGATAAACTAGCTAATGCTATTGGCTTCGATAAAGTAAAGGTAGCTCGTACTGCTCTCAAAGATGCGTCACAAGCGCTGATGGAAGTAGGCCACATGGGTGTACTCAGAGGTATCTGGGATGCGCAGACTTACAGCCCGCAGGGTATCTGTACTGGTGAAGACTTATGGACTAAGTTAGTAGAGTATAACGATGTAGAGTCTCAACCTTATCCTGAGTGTTTCTCTGGTCTTAACGATAAGATTAAGGGTATGCGGCTGGGTGAAATTGCTTTGTGGGTTTCAGGTACAGGTGCAGGTAAGTCTACTATGTTACGTGAGATTGTACTAGATCTTATCGCTAACACAGAAGAGAAGGTAGGTATTATTGCCTTGGAAGAAAGTCCTGCTGAGACTACACGCAAGCTAGCAGGTATGGCAATCCAACGTAACCCTGCTGCAGAGAAAATATCTCTTGATGATCTGCGAGTAGGCTTCGATACCTTTGCTGACAGGGTTATGGTGTTAGATCACTGTGGTTCTATGGCTAATGGTATCATAGCTCAACTAGAGTACATGGCGTTGTCCGGTTGTAAGTATCTCTTCATTGACCACATTACTATCCTTGTATCTGAAGGTGCAGAAGGGTTAACAGGTAATGAGGCTATCGATAAGGTAATGAATGATCTTCTTCGTATCTCTAAGCAACATAACGTATGGATTGGCTTGGTGTCTCACTTAAGAAAGATGTCTACCACAGGTCAGTCATTCGAAGAAGGGCGTCTACCTACTGTAGATGATATCCGGGGTTCAGGTTCTATTAAACAGATCTCCCATGATATTCTAGCTTTCTCCCGTAACATCGCTGCCACAGATGAGAAAGAAAGAAACACTATTACTCTATCTATCCTTAAGTCTCGTTACACAGGTAAGACAGGTCCAGCAGGTACTTGTACTTATGACCATGATACAGGTAGATTACACGACGGACTATATGATAGTATGCTGGGTAACCTCGGTATATAATTGTAGTCCATTATTAAAAGGGAATAACTAATGCAAGATAACATGAAAGACCCTCTAAATGAAGTGGTGGATTATCTAATAAACAAAGTATCGGGTGTTAATATGAACAACCCGAAAGCAAACAAAGGTGCACAGATAATACGCACTATATCTGGTTACAAAAATAGTATTCCCAACATCGTTCAAGTGGCTTTCGATAAAATGTCATCTAACTTTACTCGGGAATACCCTGAACAACCAGTAGGTCTGGCTAAAGTAACTCAAGTTAGTGTTGGTATAGGTGAACACATCTTCACTAAGTACTTCAACGCTAAGTGTAGCTTTCAACAAGCAATCAGGACAGGTGATCTTGTTCTGGAGGCTTATCTTCAGTCAGGATTTATTATAGTAAAGAGAGCAGAAGGTTTCGGTGCTTACAATGCACAAGCCCCTTACATGATTGAACCAACAGAGCGTTGGGAAGAGATTGGGGAGTTTAAATTACTGGAAAGCAAAGGTCTCCTTGTCTACACCGTAGATGAGAAGCCAGAAGATATCAGTAACATTATGCAGCCTAAGAACTATCCTCTAATTAAACGTTGGGGGATAGCTGCACCTCAAGAACAGAAGGATGCTTTCAATAACACATACATTAACTCTTCCTTTGTACGTGCAGCCAACAACCTGCAACAAACATCATGGAAGATTAACTCAAAGGTACTAGCTGTTCTTCTGAATAACCTTGACAGCCTTATGCCCAAAGATATTCCTATGTATGATAAGGCTATACCTAAGAGCTTACTCAAGACTGCTTACGAGAAGTACCAGAAAGATCCTAGTACCTCTAATAAGTCTGCGTATAACTTGATTGCTAAAGAATGGGAAAAGACTTTACGTCCACTACAAGTACGTGCTAAACGTGCTGAGATTAAAACGACTATCGGTAAGGCTAAACAACTAGCTGAGTGGGATAAGTTCTACTCACTGGTAGATCTAGATTACCGTGGTCGAGTGTACTATAAAGAACCTTACATGAACTATCAGGGTAACGATATTGCCCGTGGTCTAATGGCTTTCAGTGAGAGTAAAGTAATCGATGATGAAGGTAAACGTGCCTTGGCTATCCATACTGCTAACTCTTATAATGAGAAGTATAACGTAGACGAGATACCTCTTTGGGTTGAAGAAGATTACAAGGCTACCCTTGAAGCAGATGGTATCGATACTATAAGTGTAGATAAGTTTTCTCTTGAAGACAGAATCAACTGGTTTAATAATAACTGGGATCTTATTGAGAGTACTGCTGATAATGGTACGCTGCATGATTGTGAAAAGACAGTAGTCTTTCTAGCTTGTTGCGTAGAATGGTGTGACATTGCAGATATGGAAACAGAAGGCTTAGAGCCTGTATCCAGTATACCTGTGGCCATTGATGGTACGTGTAATGGGTATCAACACTCAGCTGCATTGTCTCGAGATAGTAAGACAGGTAACCTAGTTGCCCTCAATGATAGTGCCGTGCCCCATGACTTGTATGTTAAGGTAGCTCAAAAGTTAGTTGAACTAGCTCCCGACTTCTTTACAGATAGACCAATGTCCTACGCAGAGATACGTAAGTTAATATCTAAGCGAGCTACAATGACTCGTGCTTATTCTGCTGGTGCACAAACAATAGCTGAGTCTATGTACTCTGATTGCGTACAAGCAGGTGCTGATGAGTTATACAACATTACTCAAATTGATTGTGATGAGTTAGCTACTCATATACTTAAGGCAATCGAAGCAGTATGTCCTGGCTCTCAAACTACCATGAAGTTCTTACAAGAGTTAGCTCAATGGGAACTAGGTACTTTCGAATACAAAGATAGTACAGGTAAAAAGGTATCTCATGCTAAGATAAACAAGTACAAGAAGCTAGCGCGTGAAGCTAATAAGGTACAGCGAGCTAATCCTACTGAAGAGAATACTCTTGCGTTAAATGAAATTAACTCTAAGATCTCTGACTGTAAGCTAGTGCTGGTTAACGGACATGCAGGTGAGGACATCCGTTGGATGACCAAGTCTGGGTTCCCAGTAATATACAAGGTTAATGCTACACGACAAGACACATGTAAGTCTACCTTACGTGGTGTAATAGGTGGTGCTTCTAAGCAACCAGGACGTATCAACCATGTAGCTAAGATATACTTGGAAACAACTAACAGAAGAGAAGCTAGCGCAGGTATCTCTCCTAACTACATTCACTCACAGGATGCTACTCACATGGCTTTAGTGATTGATGATTTCGGTGTTAACTTCGGTGCCGTACATGATAGCTTTAGCTGCCATGCATCTGATGTTGACAAATTAAAACAATTAACACAAGACAAGTTCGTCACTATGTATAGTGATAGTAACCCCTTGGAAGCAGTTAAGAAGTACGTAACTAATAACAACTGCACTGTAGAAGTGCCAGAGCTGGGCGACTTAGATATAACTCAAGTCATTGGCTCTCGTAACTTCTTCTCGTAGGTAAAACATGACAGACAAAATCCATTACAACTGGTTTGCGTTGCGTGATCGGTATCTACTTAGTAAGAAGAAACAACCGCTAATGACCGATGAACGTTACTGCGAGATAGAAGGTATTGATCCTTCTTTCTACGCTTACAATAAAGAAAACATGAGAGATTATTTTATCTCTAAACAAGACAAGCCCAGCGATGGTGCAGAACAATATGATTTGTTTCTAGCACACAACGGTATCTTAAACACAGAGGAACATTAACATGGACAACAACAGACCTAAGAAGTCTTATAATGTGGGTGCAGAAATGTATCGGCAAGGTGTGATCCCACTAGAATCAGAAATGAATATGGATGATATGGAGTTGGTGGAAGAACTAGACTTGAGTCCAGGACTAGCTTACACACCCAGTATTAACAAGGCTGCAGCAGAAGCTCAACGTCAACGTAACATTCGTAACGGCATGGCAGAGGGTCTTGGTAAAGGCAAGGCAATTGCTTCTGCAGACAAGGCTTACAACGAGTCACGTAAGTTAGCACGCAAGATGTGCTCCTACGATAAATAAAAATTACCCCCGAAGTACATAATTGTACTCTGGGGGTATTTAAGTTTAAGCCGGAACCATATGAGTAATCTCATTGTTAGCTTCGGTCAGTGATTTAATAACATTGTTTCCTATTGATGACTGTGTTGTCATTCTTTCTAGCAAGCCACTGTTCTCCATAGTAGTGCCCTTACCATAACGAATGTTATGTCTGGCCAAACTATTTAAGGAGGGCCTGGCGTCTACAGGTAGTTTCCCGAAGGCCTTACCTAGGCTTGTGTGTAGTCTTTCACCTCGGTTAAGCAAACCAGAGCTAGCCCTCATAATATCTACCAGAGCTACAAAGTCTTTACCTTCTACCTTGTTAAACTCTCTTGCTTTAACATTAGATTCTGTGGGAGGTAGCCAGCCATGAACTGCTGCTGCTTCCAATATAGCTTTGTTTCTCAAGTTAGACCTGATAGTAGTATCTCTTTTAGCTTTGCTTCTGGCTAGCTGATACGGCTCTAAGAAAGTAGTAGCTTGATTGTTATTCACAGCCAAGTCAGGTGAGGTTACTTCCATTTGAGAAGCAGCACCATAAACATTGTCATACATCTTGTCAAAGTAACCAGTTAACCCGTGGAAAGAATTGTTGTTACTCTCTTCTCCAAGAAAACGAGTACCAATGTTAGCACCCTCATCTCCATGTTTCATCTTGATGTACATGAGCCTATCATTGTAACCTTCTACTACTTTAGTCATCATGTTAGGCGCTTGTTTAGCGTAAGCAGGGATGGCTATGTTGTTGTAAGCGTTGGTTGCAATCAAGTGACCTTCAGGTCCGGTAATAAGTGCATCGTGAATTGCTACTGCTTGTACTGGGTTACCCTTAAATCCACCATCAGGACTGTTCATAGCTAGTACTGCTAGTGTCATAATAGTAGAGTCACCGCCTTGAATAACATCTACTGGCCAAGCATTACGTTGCTTAGTGCCAGGACGATACTCAACTGCTTGATCACCATCAAGACGCACATCCGCTGCACCAGCGTAATCACGTTGAACAGTGAAACGAGGTATATTCATACCTGCAATTTTATCTGTCTTGATATTCAGACCATCAACCACTTGGTCATTGACTGACTGTTCTAGCTCGGGAGATATATTGCCTGCAGATAACTCTTGTACACCACCAAGCATGTTAGTGATAGTAGAAGGTGCGTTGATAGCTGCCATAGCAGTGCCCATCGCCCTCATAGTAACCTGATAACCGTTAAGTTTACTCATATGCTTTTCCATTGAGTAAGTGTACAGGTCAGTCATATCATTAAGCATACGTAGGTTGTCACCTGCATAGGTAGCTCTGAGTTCAGACCAAGCTTCATTAAGTACTGGGCTGCTTACCGCTGCTCGATTAACTTTATCAAAGAAGTCTTCTGCTTCAGAGTACATCTTCTGTGCTGTCTTACCGTACAGACCTGCAACAACCAGACCACGACCATAATCTTTAGCTGCTCGACTACCTCTGGCCTCTTGTAAAGAAGAAAGTAGTTTACCCCAAGCTGCCTTGTAAGGGCCATCGTCTACAGAAGTAAAGGTAGCCTTAACATCCTCGTCTACTGTACTCCAGATCTTTTCTCTCAACCCGGGGTGTAGCTCTGCGTTTGTATCCAGCATTTGAGGTAACAGACCTAGGATAGAGGCGCTACTTGTATCACCCACAATAATAGAAATCAAACCAGCGTTAGATTGTCTAGCGTCTGCTTCCATCATGTTTTGTAGCCTAACATGTTCACCTTGTGGCGCAATAGAGATTTGATAAGCATCAATCAACACAGAGCTGGGGTACTGCCATTCACCTTTCTCTGTCATCCAAGAATTATTCTTAGCAAATTCAGATAGAGTGTTGTTATTATTAGCATCAACCAGCTCTTTACCTAGTATAGAGGCCTTACCTAACATAGTAGTACCAAACGTAATATAATCTAAGGGTGCCCATTTAGAAATAGGTTTATTATTTAACTTATCTCTTGAGAATATCTTAGCAGAGTCAGGATCAATGTGCTTAGCCATCTGTGCACCTAAGTTATAGTACATATTAATAGCTTGGAACTCAGAGGGATTGTTGCTCTTAAGATTATGTAGAGATCTTTGTATAGTTTGACCTCGATCAATACCCTTACCTGAGGATTCCTTGTATATACGATTGGCTACTTGTACAGCCTTAGGAGAGCCTTGAGACCACAGCCCTGAGTTGGAATCAATACGTACTGGTTGTGTCCCGTTAAAACTAAAGGAAGCACGAGTAGTACCTTTCTGACCCATGATACTTAGGTTATTAGATATATGAAAGTAACGAAGAGTGGCAGGAGATTGTTTGTTAATCAAATAACTAGGTACTCTCTCTTCTGCCCTAACATTAATATCATTCATTTCTTTTTCTAGTTGTTGATACTTCTGGTTAACAATAGACTCCGCTTTATTCTGACCATGTTTCTTTACTAGTCCTTCTTTGTATACGTCATCCAGCTCGGATAGAGTACTATTAAACACCGGATCTTCTCTGCCCATAACGGTTTTAAACATCTTCTCCTGGATAGAGTATAAAACAGGGTTAACACCGATAGGTATACTTCCTTGCAGTTGAATAAAGGCTTCTGCAGCATTAGTAGATTTAACTGAGCCTCGCTTGTCCATGAATACTTTCTTAACGGCAGTGTCAAGTACACTAGCATTCATTGCAGGAAACTTAGGTGCCTTTAAGCTGGTGACCACTGAACCTCGGCTAGACACATCATATAGTTGTGCTAGCTTACTTGCAGACTCCATATTAACAGCCGGAGTGTCTCCAAGTAAAGGTATAACCTTGCCCTTCTTACTCCGCGCCCACTTAATCTGACCTTGATCTGTTAAGTCTTTAATGAAAGTCATTGCCTGGTCTCTAGAACTTTGTATTGACTCAGGAGTAGGAGTAACGTTAGGGGTGGCGCTGAGTTTAACCATATCATCAGTAACCGAAGATACCATTTGGTTAAGCATAGGCTCACCTGCTTCAAACACTTCTTTTACTGGATCAGTGATCATGTCTTTAGTAGAAGTACCATCTTCGCCGATAGCCTTGGTATAGTAATCTACCCCATCGCTATCTGTATTTGTCATAGTGTTTTCAAACTTACGGCTGCTGATACCGCTAAGTAGGTTAGCACCTGCTACAGTAAGAATAGGTTCTACTGTTCTTCTGGACTCATCATTAAGTTCTACCGCACCACCCAACTGAGTTGCCCAAGCAGAATTAGGGTCATTAAATCTGGCGGTCTGTGTTTCCCCAAAGTTAATAAGGGAAGCAGCATCATCTTGATCCCAAGTAATTTTGCCCAGTTTATTTTCAGGAGCTGCTATGTTAGCTGTGATAGCCTCCAGAGATTCTTGTAACACACCGCTACTAGCTTGCCCATTAGGGTTAACAAAGCTAGGTGCTACATCAGGGGTAGCGAACTGCCTTTCAGTAGAAGCATTATACTCTGCTTGAGATGCAAAGATCTGTTCAGGAGTAAGTGTTTGTGATTGCTCTGGTACACTTACCTCCTGAGTAGGGGTAGGTGCCACTAAAGCACCCACTCCTGTTTCCATACCTCCAGTAACAGGGACTGTTTGTTGTATGTTTTCCATAATATCTTGTGGATTCATAAACACAGGCTGTTGTACTGGCTGTTGTATGTTAGGATCATATGTTGGTTGTGCGGGAGTTCCAGCTGTCGGAAGCCCGGCTTTGCCTTGTATATTCAACATTATATTTTATCTCTCACTTATTAGCTTGATTTAACAAGTCTATTAAAGGGTCTTTGGTTACAGCAAGACTACCGAAGAACGGTACCATGCCTACTAGTCTTTCAGTGGCTCTTTCTCCACCTTCGTTTAATGCTTTAACATCTGATTGAATTACTCCCAGTGAAGGTGCCATGCCTGCTGCCTCAAGTGCAGTAGCCATAATACC